GTAATCACGCAGGGTAACTATACAGTCACCGGTAGGGCAATTACTGACCAGCTGTAATTGGTGGTGGTCATGGGGGTATAATCGGATGCCCACGAACCAGGATTACTGTTGCTAAAACAGTCGCTAAGGTTCGTGTAGAGCACCGCGAAATTTGCTATGTAGTCTTGTACACGCAAATAGAGCTTGACGTGATCAGTCAAGCGCACGAGGGTTTCTCCAAATCGCACTTCGATAGGATTATCGATGGGGCCTGGTGGGCTCCCTATGACAGATTGAAAGTCTATCTCCCAGATATTGGAAGTGAGACCAGTAAGATTGTCGGTGCAGTAGTCTAAGTTTAAAACAAAGACTGCTTCCTCTGCTCGATTAGCCCCAAACAAAGTCAAAGCTGAGTCTGATGGAGCTGAAAAGGTTAATTCAGTAGAATCTAAGGAATCGAGAAGGCGGGGTTCGTAAAGTTCAATTACGTAATGAAGTTTGAACCATCCCAAGGTTCGGGAAGCCTCTCCAGATCGGGCTGGAAAGGTTGATTGGGCCATCGCATGCCAAACATGCGATATCTCTTGTCGAGCGTTTTGCCCTGGAGTGATGAAAAATAGATCATCGGATTCCGTTGGTGGCAACAGAAATTGTGGATGATCATAAATGTTGAATGACACCGAACGCTCATATGAGAGGGCTCGGCGTATGGCAGTATTGCCGGAAGATCCAACAAAAGTGTCTTCTGGGTCCAAGGTAGGAACGCTAATTAACGCTCCAACGTCCAAGGCTGAACCCAAAGGAACGTACTCAATTACGAATTCCTTGGGGTACCAGAAGGTGTAGTTTTCAGAGATTTTGGCGAGTCGTGTGGAACTCAGCAAAGTGGGATTTAATGGTATAGAGGCTACGACTTGCCCGGGGGTGGTGGGGAAAGCGCTAGACTCAGTTTCTACAACTATGGGATAGAGTGATTCCGTGCCAGCTATAACCAAACACTCCCCAAAACGAGTTTTGGAAGTGGTGGCCATCGGTGGTTTGATGTCAGGGAATTCACCGTGATAGGTGTAATTCTCCACAACTGGTATGTCCGTGTGTAGAGAAGAATTGAACTTTGATGCTGTGACCAAGGTGTGTTCTCCCCTCATTAGATGAGAAGAGCCTTGATAATTGGGACGACAATAGGAAAGAGGTCTTTTGCCGTTTTTAGCATCTTTTGAAGAAATGTTTTTGTGGGGGCGATTTTGTTTTCTCGCAGGTCTTGTTTTAACAACTCGGCGGTTTGGGCGTGGTCCTCGCGGTTGAGGTTGACGCCTTTGCTTTCCAAGTTGCTCAAGATGCTGCTTAGTTCGTCTAAGATTGATGTTATTGTTTGTTTTTCCATTCATGTGGTTAGATGGGATGTTGTGTTTGATGGTGTGGTGTTGCTTTTAAATACTCTTGACTTCAGTCAATTTCACAGCGGCGCCTTACTGTAAATCCACCTTCAAACATGATTCAAAATCAATGTCAGTAGACACAAAATACGGTAGATCAGTGGCCTGTTTAAGTTGTTCGACAAAATTTGAAACGTCCAATTCTGTCAAACCATAACGTTGATACAGGTGATCTGAAGTAAGCGGTGTAGGTTCGCAACCAACTGTAGAGTGGATTGCGTATTTGTTGCTAATTTCTTCGCTTACAACGTGTGAGGTGATTTCCAAAACCCTTGCACACCACTCCCGAAGAAGTGGAACGTGCTGGACATCACGATAGAGACCTAATGCAACACCTCGTGCGTGCTGCTTCGGATTCTCCACTTCGGTTTTACTGAAACCGATTTTACAAAGGACTTTAAAAGGCTTAGGACCCAGAACATATCCCAAAGGATGCGAACTGGTAGGCCAAAAGTACCTTGAACAATAGTCCAATCCCACCACGTCTTTAGTTATTTTAACAACTCGGACGCAGAAACCCAATTCAGCACTGATAGCTATTATTGCTTCGTCAGAAACATATTGCTCATATTCAGGGCGTAATAAGATTAGAGAGTCATCGCCTTGGATGGCGAGGGCAAACGGTGGATTAGAAAAATCAAAAGGTGGTAACAATTTCAACAAGGTGTAAATAGCCTTTATGGCATTCATTGTTGAATTACTAGAACTGGTATTTGGGTCGCCAGTGTTTCTTCCGGCAACCCGCTGGTAGCTAATGTTGGACTTCTTGGTGTATCCGGTGACGGCGACGCACTCTTTGAGCTGGTGGATGACGTGATCTGGCACTCCGAGCCAGGATAACATTTCTCTTTCCCATTCGAGGGCGTATTCGTGGACGTGAGCGTCCTGTCGGCTTTCGTCTCCGAGGATTTTAACACAGTTTTCAAAACTGACTCCGAGCCGCTCACATTGTGAGTAGGCCCAATCAGATATATCCATGGCGGTGCATCCTGACGTGTACAAACACCAGAACTTGGTGTTCCAGCATCGAGACAGTGATTTTGAAAAACTGTAGAGAGGAGGTCCAAAATATACATTAAAGCGGTCCTTAGCTCCACTAATGCAGCGAACTTCATAGGGTTCGAGCTTGTTAGCGAGTTCTGTTTTAACAAAAGTTTCTCGAGTTTTATCACTTCTGTTAATATCACGCTGCATTTGGGAGTCTTTAGCAAAAATATGGTTTCTAACTCTCGCAGATGTGAATACACCTCGAGATTCGTTCCAGTACTTGAACGATACTCTTTCATAAGCATAGTTCGGAAAAATCTGGTGTCGGTAAGCGGTGAGAGCATCTCCGACGGGTTTCCAGGTTTTGGGTGTAACCTTTTGACACAATTGTCGAGTGACAATGGCACAATATTCATTACGGGCGCAGGGTTGACCGTTGTATGGTGGGCGGTTGGTGAAGACCAATCCGTATGCCCTAACGGCGGTTCTAGGAACCTCTGTTTCCAATGGTTGTATTGGTTTGTAATGTCGTTTATCAGTCCTCCAAGGAAGACGTATCGAGCCGGTCTGAGGGCCAACTCGTGTGTCTGCGATAAAAGCCGGTAACCCACTGTTAGGGGCAATAGGACCAGAGCTAAGATCAGTAGGGCCAAAATTAGCGTAACTGTCACGTTGTACGTCCGTGTACTGTTGGACAGCTGGTCTCGCCCTTTTAAAAGGCGGTTAAAGGCGGCAGCGTTACCTTGTAAATACTCGGCAACTTCATCCTCAGGTTGGTAATCAACTGAGTAGTCTGATAAACAGCAGGTGAATAGTGCTAGAATAGAACAGAAAAAATTATAAATTCGAATAAACCATCTCTTGGTGAAAGACCACCGACTAACGCGCTGATTCAAAACTGAAACTGTGTCTTCTTGAACCTCCTTGGCTTGTTCTAAAGCGGCTAAGAGAATTCGATTGATGACTTTAGCATCCCGGATGTTGTATTGGTGACACACCTGACGCGCTGTACTGGCGTTGGTGCGCATAACATTGGTTCCGACATGAGGCGCCCACATAAATTGGGCAGCCAAATCAGCTACTGCGTTGTCGTAATTTGGAACTTCTGCTCCTGGCACTTTTACAGTAGGGGTGGTAGGCACGGGTTTGTCTGGAGATAGTCCATATTCTTCATAAAATTGAGCTACGGTCTCAATAGACTCATAGCTAAAGTTCGGAAACAACTCGATAGGCACGGCTCGGTATTTAAAAACTCGCATCGAGCCATGCGTGACCAACAAACTCCATATCAAAACTATGCCAAGATCTGGGTAAGCCATGTGGTTGGTTCTATCCCAAAATTGCATATCATGATAATGGTATCTAGCACTGTTACCGCGGTACTGAACGGTTATTGCTCCGTCCTTATTGATGTACTCTGTGGTGTGGTCTGGCTGACCTATATGAAAGTAGGCCAAACCCGAGCGCGTGTTGGTGTTCGCCACTACACAAGCCCAATGTACGGGATTCATGTAGTATAGCGTATCTGGGGCAAAGGCGTAGTCAAACACTCGACAATCACACTCCTGAGGGTCGTGATCACACCAAAGTCCCGGACGGGATTCGTTGTTGCGGAACAATTGTTCTACGGTTTGATCAGAGGAGAGATGAAGAACGGGTTGGTTTGTCCACGTTCTGGCTCTCGTGACCAATCGACTTAGGGCTTTTTCCCTATTGCTCTTACCATACACATTTTGAACCAGATGTCTGTCTGGCAAAACTCTCCTCATGTAATTGTGACAAAACTGTTCAGCAAAATTACGCTCAAGGGCGTTATGAGGGTGGTGAGGGTCGATGTTAGTCCCGGTTTGTTCATAATTAATTGAATAAACCTTGGCGGTTTCAGCAACAAAGGCTGACCAGGACTCTTGTCCATCCGTAAAGTCAACTGGGTAATGTGACTTTGCTGTCTTAACTGTAGGTGTTCCAGCCACTCGTTTATGTACGTTACAACAGACCACGCATTTATTGCAGTTGGTCTGATGGGTGGGTTGGTTACAGGAACACAAGGTGTTTAAAGGATGGTGAAAACGGCATTCTCCAGTGCAACACTGGCGGCAGCGGTTGTTTTCACAACGAAGTGAACGGCGATTGTCATGACACTGAACACATTCGTTGTCAACTAACTTTATGTCTGGTTCGACTTTAGTTCGTTGTTTCTTCTGAGGCGGGTTTTCCTCAGAAGATTGACGCTCCTCACGTTTACGTTTTGGAGGGTCTGAAGGTGTCGGGCTCTGTACCGACTTCTGCGTTTTTTCCGATCGTGTGACAGATTCCTTCTTTCTGTACGCGCGGGTTCCTCTCTTTTTAGCCTGAGAGGCAATTTTAGGCTTAACGGCTCCCTTTTTCGACTCAATGTCTACTGGAGGGACTCCTTTGGTGCGGCGTTTAATATAAGTTGTACTCATAGTGGGCATAGGCTCCGTTAAAAATGTGAATTTATTTGAATACAGGACTTTCACAAACCTGCCGGCATATAGCCTCGGCCAAAA